CTCTCTCTGTTTAGATGTCCGTGTCTAGATCACGGTGATGGCTATTGTCGATGTTGTCCGATTCATACGGGAAATCTTGTTCGATGTCAGCGGTCAGTTGTGCAGCACTGTCCTTGGGAGAATTGTTCTTCTTCCCTTTCTTCTTGCGTTTCTTTGCCTTTGACCAATCTGATCTGCTCATTGCACTTTCCTCCCTTTCTTGAGTTGTCTTTCTGTCCAGTCAGCACTCATCTCCTCCTGAATCTCAGCCTCCTCCTGAGACTCAGGAATCCAGTCAAGGTCCAGGTCTTCATCCTCAGATCTGAGGTTCCACAGGTCCAACCAGAATCCTGGGTGGAGCATCTTCAGTATCAGCATCATGAGTTGCATTGTTTATCCTTCCGCATCACTTCTTCATTCTCCACAGATATCCTGCCAGAGATCCACTGGACCCAGTCACCCAATGGAGGTCTGTAGCAGGGAAATCGTCTCCAAACATTTCCACGAACAAACCAGAGACCTCTTCAGATGTGAGGCACAGAGACTGATTCCATTTCCACCAACCTCCTTCCTTCACTTCTTCAAGATTGAAGATCGGCAAGAGATCCCTGGGGGGCATCCAATATTTGCCAGATAGGGCAGAGTCCTGATTGTAGATCCAAGCGATGTGGTCAACTGGTCTCACCACCTCTCCTGTTCCAGTGCCAAAAAAGAAAGGATTGAGGTTCATGCCTGTTCTCCTTCTCCGTAGTAGTCTGTTGGTGCTTCGATGACGAACAAACGATTGATCATGTTCTGTTTGACTCCATTGAAACGACTATGCTCCTTGACGGTGAATCTCAACCTTACTGGTCTGTTGATGCCGTCACTATTTTGGGTACAGCAGTCTGGCACTGCTCCAAAGGTTACGAACTGGCATCCCTCTGAGTTTTCAAACTTTGTGAGAGTCCAGAGTTCACGCTGTCCTGTTACGCTTTTCTTTGTGATGGAATCGGTCAAGGTCAAGGTGTCTTCGAGCCTGTCACCGGGAGACCCTACGAACTTGGCATGAGGGTGTGACTTGTCTTCTTTTGCTTCTCGATTGGATTGGATCTCTTCTGCCTTCGTGATGCATCCCTCGAACACCTCAAGCACCTTTGGCGTTGGTGCTTGAATGAAGAGGTGGTCTCCGGTGTGGTTGTTGGGGAAGTCGATGTCGATAAACTGTTTTACAAAATCCATCCACTTGGCCACTCTGAGTCTCCCGATCAGTTCTTCGTTTTGGCTCCAGAATGCTTCTGCCTTCTTGAGCGTCCCACTGATCATGTTCCTTTCAATCTTTCCCGCATAAGCAGCGGGAAATTCAACTTCAGCAGGAGCTGACACCCCTCTGCCTCGTAATTCGAATTCTTCTTCTTCGTAGTTATATTTTATCCTCATGCCTGTTCTCCTTCTCCATAGATCTTGGCTTCCAGTTCTGTCAGACCCCATGTCCAACACCACTAAATATACCGCAACCGGAACCATTAGGCCACCAAATGCACGGGTTTCTATACCCCTGTTTGCTGTGTGAATTCGGGCACTATTCGGGTATTCTGCGGGTACGCCAAAAAAAGGGGAACTCTGGAAGGGTCACAGGCAGAATCACAGTCCAATGGACAGAGCGAGAACGCATCGCCTGGGCACCACCAGAAGATCTCACAGTCTCAGAGTGGAGCGACAAGCATCGCCTATTGTCGAATCTGACATCAGCAGAGAGTGGGAAATGGACCACGGATAGAACTCCATACCTGGCAGGGATCATGAATTCGTTTTCAGATCCTATGGTGGAACAGATCACGATTTGCAGCTCTACCCAGGTGGGCAAAACAGAAACCATCCTCAACTGTCTTGGGTACGCAATCGATCAAGACCCTGGACCAATCCTGATGGTCATGCCAAGAGAAGAAGATACAGTCTCGATGTCCACTCGCAGAGTGAGACCGATGCTCGAGTCTTCACCCAGGTTGGCAAGACATTTGAGCGAGCGGAAAACAGACAACAAGAAAAAGGAGATCAGGTTCGCAGGTTCGATGCTCTACTTTGCCGGTGCCAGCTCTCCAGCGGATCTAGCGTCGAGACCCATCCGGTATTTGTTCTGCGATGAGGTCGATAAGTATCCAGCATTCTCAGGGAGAGAAGCTGACCCCATCACCCTGGCAGTGGAGAGAACTCGAACATTCCACAACCGGAAGATCATTCTGTGTAGCACTCCAACAGATCGAGAAGGATATATCTGGAGCGAGTACCAGAAGTCGGATCGAAGTCTCTACCATGTCCCTTGCCCAAAGTGTCTCCAGTTTCAGGTCATGGAGTTCAGGTCGATCAAGTGGCCAGAGGATGAGCGGGATCCTGTGAGGATCAAAGATCACAGGCTTGCACATTATGAATGCATCCACTGCGAGGCTGAGATTACCGACCAGGACAAACCAAGAATGCTCAAGCAAGGGGTGTGGGTTCCAGAAGGTTTGCAGGTTGAAGCGGATGGAACTGTCCAGGGTGTGAAATCGACAACCCATCGAGGGTTCAGGCTCAATGCTCTGTACTCTCCCTGGCTGACCTTCTCAGAGGTTGCAGCCAAGTTCCTTGCAGCCAAGGATAATGTTCCAGCTCTCCTCGGGTTTGTGAATGGTTGGCTTGGTCACATCTGGGAGGATGTCGCTGAGAAGATCAGTCCAGAGGCGATTGCTGCCAGAGCTGCATCCTATGATCGAGGAACAGTTCCCAAGGGGGCAGTGGTTCTCACAGCTGGAGTGGATGTCCAGCAGGATGTCTTCTACTACTCCATCAGAGCCTGGGGGATCGGGGAGCGGAGCTGGTTGGTCGAGGCTGGAAGGATTGAATCCTGGGAGGGTCTCGTGCGGCACCTCTTCCAGAACACCTTCCCAGGAGAAGATGGGACCAAGCACAGGATCAGACTGACCTGCATTGACTCTGGATACAGGACAGATGAGGTCTACACCACTTGCAGGGAGTGGATGGAACTCGCAAGACCGATCAAGGGTCAAGCAACCATCAGCGGGGTTCCAATACGAGCAGTCAAGATTGACAGGGACTTCTCAGGGACTCCGTTTAAGGGGTCGATCAGGCTCTGGCATGTCGATACATCCCACTTCAAGGATAAGCTGGTCAGGCTCCAGAATACCTCTGATGAGCAACCAGGAGCCTGGAGGATTCACAGGGATCCTCATGAAGAGTATCTGAGGCAGGTAACCTCAGAGCATAAGGTGCTGAAGAGGGACAGGAAGACGGGCCTGAGCAAGTCTGCATGGGTTCCCAAGCCAGGTGGAGGCCCAAACCACTGGTTGGATTGCGAGGTCTACGCCATGGCAGCAGCAGACATGATTGCGGTCTACACACTAAAGGAGGAGATCCAGGAGCCTTCTCCAGTTCACGATCCAACATCTCCAGTGATATCAGACAGGCAGCATCGGTCCAGGGCACAAGGGGGAAGCTGGGTGACAGGGGAATCGAGATCAAACAAGAGGGAAGGGGGGTGGTTGAAATGAGCTGGATCAGTGGAAGTAATGCTCGAGGAGATGACTACAGACCCACAGTGCATTTCTTGCCGGTCAGATGTCCAGAATGCCACTCTGGGAACCAGCGAGCCTACGGGAAAAAGGGGAGGCTGAGATATCACCAGTGCAGGGACTGTGAACTGAAGTTCAGATCCATCGAGGCTGAAAGTCCAAACTGATGACCTTTGCCTGTAAAACCTCCAGGGAAGAGAGTCATCTCTGTACATGGCAACAGCAATTGAGACCAGAATCCAACAACTGGACGATGCTATCGACTCCATCATCACAGGTGGAGCGGTTCGAGAATATGAGATCAATGGCAGATCTGTTGCCAGGTACAAACTCTCTGAGCTGATCGAACTGCGAAAAGATCTCCTGAAGCAGAAGGCAGCTGGTGGTGGTGGTTCCAGGAACTATGTGGATTTCGATTCCCCAGGAGCTGGAGTCTCTACTGATATGAGTTCTGGACTATGAATCTCTCATCTACCATCTCCAACCTGGTCGACAACACCATCGGGGTCTTCTCACCACTGAGAGCATTGAGGAGAAGACTTGCAAGGGATGCGGTCAGCTCTTCAGACCGATTCTCCTCATACAAGGGAGCATCGAGCAATCGACCCAGAAGCAATTGGAGCGTCTCACCAGGCAGTGCAGATGCAGATCTGCTCCCAGAGTTAGACACCCTGAGAGAACGATCCAGAGACCTGATCCGGAATGATCCTCATGCTGCGAGCATCTCCCAGTCCTTTGTTGATAATGTCATCGGGAATGGGATCAAGCCTCAGAGCCTAGCCAATGCTGAAGGTCTAGGGCTTACGAGAGATCAAGCAGAAGAGGTCAGATCAGCCTGTGAGAAGGTTTGGTCCA